TTAAGTAAATGTTATAGTTACACCAGCAGTTCCTGCTATTGTTGCGTGAATACCATCTAAAAATAAAATTCCATTACCAGGTAAGTACATATCTAAACCTTCTTCTCCAAATAAATAAGTTGCAATAATATCTCCTGTAGCACCACCACTTCTAAATATAACTGAGCCACTTGCACTATTACCTTTTCCTTGAATAGATGTAAGTCTTGCTCTTTTATTTTGTGCAACCATTTGAGCCGTAGCTGTTGCGTGTGCTACCGACTGGTCTGATGAAAAACTTGAGCCACCCATTAACCATTACTCCCTGTTAAATTAGGACCAGAATATTTATCTGTTAACAATGTGTAAGCAGCAACATTAGTTTTTGTTTTACAAAAAATACCTTTTGGAAATAAAATTCCATCATCAGGAAAAGAAAAATTAACTAAATCTCCAGTAGGTACGTCTGCAATAAATAAAGTTGTTCCAGCATTTGAAGTTGTAGTTAACTCCAAAACACCAGCTCCACCACCATCACTAGCAACAATAATTCCCTTAAGTCTTATTGGCTGCGAAATAATTGCGGCAGCTCCTGCTGCAGCAGTTGATCGAGTAGCTTGTATATCTCCTCTAAACATAAATCTCCTAGTTTGTGGCTCCCGAAGGAGCCACTAATTATTTATTACGCTGCAAATGCAAACGCACCAGTAACAGCCGCCGCTGCACCAGTAAACTCAGTTGCAATGTGCCATGTACCATCTTCAAAACACATGAAAGCAATTTTGCCGCCAGTTGTTAAAAGATTAGTTGCTGCGTTAGCTGGAGTGAAAACTAATTGTGTTTCACCTGCTACTGAAGTATCAAAAGTTACTTCATTCGCTGCTCTTGATTCAATTAATGAACTAGTAGCCCAAACGTCAGTTCCTGCTGCGTTAAAAGTTAAAGTTGCAGTTCCGCCAGCTGTATCTTTAGATTGAACATAAACCGCAATTGCACCCTTAGTTGCTGCTGGTAATGCTACAGCACATGCTGCTGCACCTGTGTAATTTACAGTTGCAATAATTCCATCAGCGATAGCTATATTTGCTGCCGTTGCTGTATCAGCTAAAAGTAAACCTGTAAGATCAGGCATACCTGAACTCATTCTTGTTGTGATCGCACCTGTTGATGCATTTTTAGTAGCCATTTGAAAGCCACCTTCAGAACGTACTGGTCCTGAAAAAGTAGTTGATGCCATAATAGTTTCTCCTTGTATAGCGGTTAAACTTTGTAGTCTCTATACCGTCTGCCTAGTCAGTCTACAAAATTAATTTATTTTCTAGGTCTTTTTATTATACACAAAAAAAGGGGCGATGTGAACACCGCCCCTTTAAGTAATACTAATTGTATTATTTATTAGCTAGTTGGTAAGTTTCCGTTACCAAAGATTGCTCTAGGATCTGAGAATCCAAAAGAGTATCTTTCTCTAGCTTTAAATCTTACGTTACCAGTATCGAAGTCACCTTCAATCGCAGTTTTGATTGGTGATCTAACGAAATGTTTCATTCCATTAGGTACATCAGTCATTAGGTAGTACGAGTCAGTATCAGTTAAGAAATTATTAACTGAGTATCCTTCTGGTACCATACCCATTGAAGCGATTGCGTTGATATCGTTATCAGCTGTTCCCGTTCTTTGAGGAGTTTTCATCAATCTCTCAGCAGTGAATTGTAATTCTTTTGGAATTATCATCTTTCTACCTTGAGTAGCGATTCTTAGACCTCTTTCGTCTACGAATCCAGCGATGTCGATTAACGACTGCTCTAGTGAAGTTTCGTTAAGGTCTGCAGCTACAGTAAGTACATTTGAGAATGTACCACCTGTTGCTAGTGGGTGAGCGTTAGAAATTAACGGTACACCGTCACCACCAGTAACTGCAGCAAACTGTGCTTGGTTAAGTACGTTTGCAGCTTTAACTTGCTTCGTGTTTGACATAGATCTTGCAAGAGCTCTTGTGTATCTTGCAGCTAATCTGTCATACAGGTTGTCTTCGATTGCTTCTTCAGTGATCGAGAACGCTAAAGCGATTGTTTCGTGGTTGTATCTAGCAGTGAAAGTTTCACCAGCTGTATCAAACACAACTCCAGCACCCTCTTGTTTAGTTGGTGCAGAAGCGAAACCGCTTAACATTACTTCTTCTTCAAAAGCTCTGTCAGATGTTTCAGTTACGAAAATTTCAGCATGCTGATTTTCGTATCTGTTATATTCCAGGCCGAATAAAGCATTCAAACCTGGCTCTAGTTCTTTAACTAGTTGGGATCGTGATATTGCCATAGTTTATCTCCTTTACGCTATACCTGTTCCACTTCTATAGAAGTGATTGTTGATTCTAACAAGAATGTTTGCATTTGCAGAACCTGTGTCAGAGTTTTCTGGATCTTGACATATATCTATCGCTTGTATAGCGAAAGTTGCCGCAGTTCCTGAAACACTAACATCAAGTTGTTGTTTTGATATTCCTGTTGTTGTTACACCTGTTGTGTTAGTAACAGAGTAGTTCTTGTACAGATCTGCTCTTGCAAAAGTAGCATCAGCATCTATTAAAAATACTGCATCTGGATCGTCAATGACGAATGCAGTAATATCGCTAGCAGCAATGCCACCAGGATAATAGTTACTGTATGTTGGCTTTTGAGTAGTTGGGTCTGTGTAAAAACATCCGTTAAAAACGCCTATAACAGCATCCGATGTGTTAGGACCATGTCTTTGGATGTTTCCAGTTCCTAATGGTTCAACCATTTCTCCTTGGAAAATCGCACCGGCAAGACCTGACGCAATCGTATATCTGTTTTGGGCTCCAACAAGAGGTGTTCCGTCTAGTTTTCTGTACGGTCTTAGACCGAACTTTTCACTTACGTTTGCCATATTTGTTTTCTCCGTTGTGTTAACAGTTTATTTTATAACCCGGTAGTTATTGCAAAAATATTATTTTTTACGACTACCACCAAAGGTCACTCTGGACTGTCTATCAATATTGATAGGCATATCCGGGTGCTGTTCCTTCATAAGATCATTGTCCACAGCGTTCATTCTGTCTTGAGTAAGTTTTTTAAAATACTCAGCACGTGAAACCAAAATCTCCTCTGGTATCCTTGCCAGCACAAGGCCTCCAATTCCTATACACCCCTCGTATTTGCCTTCGGTATAGAAAGGATATTTATTAGTGCCGATCTCGTCTTTGACTTGTTCGACTGTAACAAAATCCCATCCTTCCCTTAATTTTTTAGATACATTAGCTGTATCTTCAAAACCTTGAACGGTAGTACGGATCCATCTGTGGGCGTAACCGTTCGGTGCGGGTGGTGCATCCAAACTGGATGGTGGAGTCCAAGCTTTTGGAGCTTCTTTCGTTGCTTTATTCTCTGACTCCCGTGAAGTTCTCTTAATTGTACTCATACTATTTATCCTCCTTCACGTATCTAGCATATTCCTCTAGTGGCACATTTAATCTTTTAGCAATCGCTACCTGTGACTTTGTGAGTTTCACAGTTCTGCGTCCTTGTTGACTACGACCAGCCGAGGCAACCGTTTGGACGGGTTTAGGTGTCTCTTTTTTAGGCTCGTCATTAGTGTTACTAAAACTTTCAGGAAAGTATCCTTTAAGTCTTGAGTTAACTTCATTATAATACTCATCACTGTCGACTTCAATACCCTCTTGAGAAATATTGTTGTGTATAGTAATGGCAGCATTGGTCATGACCTCATCATTCCCGAACCACGTATTCTCCTCAGCCCATTTTTTAGCTCTAGGTGTAATTTGTGGTGCCGTTTGTGATGTTTCCGCTGTTTGAGGTTCAGCTTGTACGTTTTGTTGTTGTTTACTTTTTTCTTCTTCAGCTTTCTTTTTTTCTTCACGATTAATCATCTCTAATCTAGCTTTTTCTTTTTCGACAGCTAGTTGAGTTAATTTATCATTAGCTTCCATAATTTTAGAAGCGTCTTGACCTTCGATTGCTGATTGAAGAGCTACTTTGACCTGTTCCCTTTGAGCATCTACTCTTGCATCTAATTCTTTTAGATACTGATCGTCAGTAGAATTTAACTTTTTAAGATTAGAATCAAATTTCTTTTGTATACCTTGTGCAAAATCAAGAGCTGCTTTTTCTCTTCTTTCAGCTTCTTTTTTTTGAAAGACTAGTTTATCAATTCTTTTTTGATAATCTCTTCTCGACTCATTAAGGTTTGGTTTTTCTTTTTCAGTTTCAGATTCAACTTTTTCTTCAACAGGAGTTTCAGTTTTATCTTCTGTAACTTCTATTTGTGGTTTTTCAGTTTTATCTTCTTCTGGTTTGTCATGTCCAGTATAACCTAAATCAACTTCACCAACATTTAAGTTAGGTGTTTCTTCTTTTGTTGATTTTTCTTCTACTTGAACATTTTCTTCTTTTACATTATCGGTATCTAATTCTACCTCATGTTCTTTTGCCATAAGTGCTTCTGCACTATAGTCTTTTACTTCTGCCATGTTTATTCTCCTTTATTTAAAATAAATGGAGAATATCTTCTGGCTTACCTATTGTTCCTATGATCTCGTCATCGTTAAGTATTCGGTGTTCACCGAATTTAGTTTGAAATCTACTTCCAGAGTATCTGCCATAAATAACAAATTCTCCTTCTTTACACCAAGAACCTTTAGGAAACTTTTCTTTATCTTGATAACAAAGGTCACCCTGTTTTACAACTAATCCAACGACTGTTGTCATTTGAATCTTGTCTTGGGTTTCGTCTGCTAAGATAACACCGCCTTTTGTCTTTGCCTGTCCTGACCATGGTCTGACAAGCATACGGTATCCAACTGGGTTAGGTATGATTTCAAGATACTCTTTTATGCCTTTGGGATCTGTTGGAATCTGTGATTTAACCTCTTCTTTATTTTTTTCGTTTCCGAAATCAGTAAGTTTAGGTTTTATCAATTGTACCATCGTTATTCTCCTCTTTTTGCAGGTTTTTAATATCCTGAAGCAGCGTTTCTAAAGCGCTGAGTCTGCCCCGAGCATACATTAATTGATCTACCGTTTCAACCCCATAGCAAAGATGATCTTTAATATCTCTAATTGATTTATTTATAACATTAACAATTTGTTCTTTTGTATGATAATCAAGCATTAATTTCTTTTTAAAGATATTTTGTTTTTACCTTGTTCTAATAACATAAATCCATATTCATTTACAATAATTCTTAACACAGCATCCATATTAAAACCTTTATAATCATCATAAACAAATACAGTTCCTGGTTTTGACCTTTCTCCAAAAAAAATTGATTCTTTGATAACATCTACTGTTTTATGTGGACCATCAAAATGAACTAAATCATATGTATTAATAATTTCTTTTTTTTCTCTATAGATAGGAACACCATCATGAAATCTTTTAATAAATTCATCATCTCCCATAGTTAGTAATGTAAAATTTTCGTAGTCCATGTCTTTTAATAATTGAAGTTTCATAGAATTTTTATAATTACATTTTACTGGTCTATGTTTATCATAATGTGCGTATTCTAAATTACCATATGGATCAATTCCAATATGCCAATGTTTTTTATTTTTTAATGATTCTAAAATGACCTTGCTTCCCGCACCTTGTCTTACACCTATTTCAACTGTAAACAAATTATCTTCTAAAGTTGCACAAGCTTCTTGTAAAATTTTGTATTCAATACTATCTCCTTTAATCATTATTTTTCTATTTCCGTGTTATAGGCAACTGAGTATCTATCGTATTTTGATGGCATAGCCCAATGCCATAAACCAGATTTAAATATTACTAAATCTCCAGATCTTACGTGTTCAATATAATATTCATGATGATATTCAGTAACATTTTTTATATCTTTACCATTTAATGTGTTATTTAAAAAATTAGTAGGGTTTTGAAATCTTATTTCTCCATCTATCGATAATGGATAATAGACTGCAGAAAAATGAGAATCTACATGTTTATGAGGTGCAATAATTTCTTTATTATTTCCCATGCTATACCAACCAGAATTAAATTTTAATAAACAATGATCATGTGCTGTTTCATGAAATAAAATATTAGCATGTTCAAGAACTTTTTTATTTAATTTATAAAATATATCTTCTTCAAAAATAAGATATGTATTTGTAGCTTGACCAAAAATATTATTTCTATTAATAAAATCTACAATTGCAGTATTGTCTATGTTTTCTAACTTTACTTTGTAAAGTTCAACCTTAAACATATCTTTTAACATAATTACAATTTGAATTGTTGTAGTATTTCTAGTTTTTCTTCTGCTTCTGAAATTTTTGTTATTAATTTATCTATCTCATCTAGATGTTGTGGGTGCTCACCAATTGCAACTGGTTTTTCTAAATATATTTGAATAGTTGCATCAGCTTCAGATATTTGAGCATTATATCTGTCTTCTAGTGCTTGTAGTATTGTAGCTCTTAGACTCATAAAGAATCTATATATTAATTGTATGGAAAGTAAATGCTTTTTATTTTGCCTTGTGCTTTTAGTTTTTTTAGATCACCCTTACTTAATTTAGAGTAATCTACCTTATCATCCTTACGTTTACCGTAAAGCCAAGTCCATGACCATGAAGTCAAAGCAGTTGAATAATGATATATTTTTTTTACAAACCAAGTTATCATTATATTTTTTGCATCTCTGGATTATTTGATAGAATGTTTTTTTCTGCTCTAGGTCTAGCTATAGAATCTTTACTTCTTTTTCTAAGTTGAGCAATAGCAGATTCTTTCATCTGTTTTTCTTTTTTAAGTTTTTGTAGATCTCTTTCTAAATTCATTTTTTATCCTTATTCATTCCACCCCTAAAGATCTGAGTTCCCTTAATGCCATAAATGCTCGCCACGACAAGAATCCATAAATTTGTAAACCATGACGGGAGCTGCGAGAACATCTCAAAAAACAATTTTACCTTGTCCATCGCTGTCGGATCATCCGATATGACTGCCCAAGCGAGCACCACGATGGGCGTACTTAAAATTATCAAAACTGCCTCGTCCTTCCAGTCTGACTGTCGGGCCTCTAAAAGTTTTCCTTGGTAAGCTTCCTGACCTTGAGCCATCTTAGTAGCATGCATTAATTGTGCATCAGACATTGCCATCTTAGTTCTTTGTTTGTTAGCGTAAATTTTTGATCCTGCAGAGACTGCAAGTTTAATAGCTGATAACCACATTATTTTTTACTTCCTCTTTTTAATTTAATTGGTGGGACTTGTGCATTAGGCCCTTTCTTTGGTGGTGGGCCATACTTTACTCCACCTGATAAACCTCCAACATTGTAAGCTACAAAATTAAAAAAATTATCTTTTGGTTTTACTAAATATTGATCAACTGGTTTAGTTTGTTCTACTGGAATAATTTTTTTATAATTATCTCCTCCTTGTCCATCGTCAAGAGGAACTACTGGTCTAGTACCACCATACCCTGCATCTTTTAAATATTTTTTACCACCTGGAGAATTTGGTTGAAGAACAGTACCAGTGGTTTTATATTGATCTCTGTAAAGTCCTTTTTTTCTAGCAAACTTTTGTCTACCCTTGTAATTCATCTTAGCTGCCATATTTACTAGTGTTCCAGAAAAAGGCACTACTAGACCTGCAATAAAACTTTCAGTGGTGCTTAAAGGTTTTACAAATGGAACGTCTTTGACTACAGGACCAATTTTACTTGTAGTAGTAGTAGTATTATTACTACCATTTGAAACATTTACAGTTTTATTTACGGAAGGTGTTTTAAAATCTTTTTTTGAGGCATCCATTCCTCCACCACGTAGTTTTCTAATTTTTCTTTTCATTATTTTTTCTTCTTTCTAGCAATCTCAAGTTTCTCATCAGCAATTCTAATTCTTTCTGCTGCTTGATCTTCATTGTTTTCTAGTTTCATTTTTTCAATATCTAATCTTTCATCAATTTCGTTTTCTCTAATTTCATTACCCATCATATCTTGATCAGCTTTTCTTTGTAAGTCTACAGCTTTAAGATCTAGTTCTCTTTCTTTTAATGCAACAAGTGGATCTTTTTGTTGACCCATAGCTTCACCTCTAGCAAGTTCAGTAGTTATCTCTGCAACTCTTTTAGCGATCATTGAAGCAACTTGAATTTCTGCTCCTTCTGGATCTTGTTGTAACATCTGTTGCATTTGTGGATCATTTTGTATCATTGCACCAACTTCTCCTTGTGCTTTTAATGAAACGTGCTCAGATATGTGAGCTTGTAGTGCTGAATAAACTTGAGGGTTTATTTGAACCATTCTTGTAGCCATAAATGATGCATGTGCAGCAATATGAGCGTCATGATCTTGAGTTGGAAATGCTCTTAATGGTTTCATATACAATGCTTCCATATTTTCTGTTGCAGGGTCTTTAGGAGTAGGTTTTTCTTGTGGAATAAGTAATTGATCTATGTCTTGAGTCCCCAATGCTTCATATACTCTTCGATATGCTTCTCTTAAATTGTGCATCATAGGATTTGACATAGCAATTTTTAAATTTTCGTTAGCAAGAGTTACTCTTTGTGCCATACTCATGATATTTGGGTCGGCAACCGGTATAACATCTACTCTATCATCAAAATCAGTTTGTTTTACTGCTTGATCAGCCCCATATACTGAATATGGGTATACTGGTGGTAGATATGTACCAAATACTTTTGATAATAGTCTAAATTCTCTACGCATTGAGTAGTAACATCGCTTGTGTATTGCGCTCATGACCCTCGAACCACGCTCTAATAGCGAAACAGTCGTACCAACAGCTCTATTTTGCAAATCATTACCTGTATCCATGTTAGTAATAGCTGCAAACTTCTGTCCTGCCTGTACAACAAAGCCCATTAATTGATATAATGTAGCTGATGGCTCTTTAAATGGTAAAATTTGAAACTGATCTTTGATATTACCCCCTGGTGCGTCTACATCTCTAAACTCTCCTGGTTGAAATGGTTGATCATCGTCTCTAATTCTTATACCTCTAGACTTAAATCCTGCAGGTAAGTTAGATAATGTACCTGCATCTAGTAATTGTCTTAGTGATTGTGTTGCAGTTCTAGATAATCCACCTATCATGTGAGTTAAACCAAAACCATAGAACCCTAATCCTGGTAAAAATTTAAAATGTACAAAGTATTCTTTTCTTTTTTTAGTCTCATCTGTCATATCATAGTTACGATAGATAGATAAAACTTCTCCAGACCCTTCATCTATTGTAATAATGTAAGGAACCTTAACTTCTTTTTCTGTATCTGTGTTTTCAAACTCTTGTAAGTTACAATCAACATGCATCTCAAGCACCGAGTATGAATATTGTTTGTCTGCAGATGGAGTTACTCCTTCTAATTCTTGGTATTTTTTTTCAATTTGTGTAGGGCCTGCTGCAGTTGGTTTTAATTCTACGTCTCTATAAAATCCTGCTGCTTGTTTTTTAAGAATTTCGTTTTCTCCCATTTTAATTACATGAGTAATTCTTTCACATTCTAATAAATCAGTTGCATAATATGGAACCACTAAATCTTCTGCAGGAATAAATTTAGATACAGCTCTTTGCATTACTTCATCATAATAAACCTTCTTAAATGCAGAACCTGCTAATGCTAAGTAAAATAATAATTGATCAAACTCTGGAGTGTACTCTTCCATCTCTTCAGTAATCATGTAGTTCATAAAATCTTGAACACGTTGTGCTTGATTAACTTTTTCATTATCTTCTGCACCTAAAACTCTAGCTCTTACAGGCCCTTGAGATGGTAGTAATTCTTTATAGGCTTGTGCTTGAAATTGAGTTACTGCTTCTGATAAAAGTGGATGAGTTACAGATGCTGAACCTCTAAATGGTCTAGTCATCTCTGTGTGTTTTATTCCAAGTAAATCTAAATTGTTGGTGTAAGAAGTCTCCCAATCTTTTCTTGAAACTCTATCTTTTTTATAATCATCTAATAACTGATTTGACATTCTTTGAAGAGTCTCGTCAGACATGTCTTCTGCAAGATTTTTAAAAAATTCTTCAGTCTCTGATACTGCTTCTTCTATTGTTGTCGGTTCTTCACCTTCAATTTCAATATCAACTTCTTCTGAATTAGGAGTTTTAACTTCCTCTTCAATTGCTTTGTCAATTTCAGCCATGTTAAAAATTAATAAAGTTTAGTTGGTTTATTTCTCGCCATTCCACCACCACGAGCCTTTACCATTGTTCCTTTGTTAAATAGTGGTTTATCAAATGTAAAACCAAACAAACCTGGATTTTTATTATTGCTTTTTTTATTTACTGTATTTCTTTTTAATGATCTTTTAGTTTTCATTGCAGATGAATATTCTTTTTTATTAGCATAAGTTTTTCCACCAGTTGTAATTTTACCATCCTTTAAAACATTTATAGCTTTAGGATTCAAATCAGAAACTTTTTTCCCACCTTGATAAATTCCAGTTCCAGTTCCTTTACTTGAATCTAAATTTACAAATTTAGTTTTAGTATTACCAACTCCAGTGTTAACACCATCTTTAAAAACATTACCTGTTGAATCTACTTTCAATCTTGGGTATTTTACTTTCTTTGTTGGACCAACAGCTGTTTTAAATTTTTTTGCACTATCTGTAAACAATCTTTTATCTGTACCAGTTGCTCCAGTAATTTGTGTTTTGCCCCCAAGCATTCCTAACTTGGATGCACCAAGCCCTAACGCTAAAGCAGCAAGAACCTTATTTCGTCTTCTTGATTTTTTTGACATGTCTTTAACTCCTAATTAATAATATACGTATTTACGTTCTTTATAACTTTGAACCTCATCCTCGTCAGCATAAGTAGTTACAAAAGAACCTTGTCGATATCTTAACATAGCTTGGGTAGTGCTGTCCACATAATCGTCATGTTCTCCATGAGGAAACGCAGCACATTCTTCAATTACTTCTTGAGCCCAATGTTCGTCTCTTGGAAAATATACTTGTTTAGATTCAAATAAAGGTGCACAGGCGTTGACCCGTGAGTGTTTATCCTGTCCTCTTCCTGGAGTGTAATCCATAACAGGAATTCCCATTCGTCTTAATTCTTGTAATAAACTTTGTCCACTAGCTTTAGCTTCGACTATAATTGTCTCTGGCTGCCAATACTTATACTGGTCTAGTGCTACCATTTTTAATTCTGGAAAATCATATTTACCTTTAATAGCATCAATTAACATAATAGCGTCAGGCATGGATTCGTGAGGCGTGAATATTCCCCATGTAGTAATGGCTGAATAATCGGCAGTTTCTTTTTTACTGAATGCAGTATCATAAGATTGAATAACATGTTTTAACGTAGGAAGATCCCCGACCCATGGCTGCCACCATTCTCTTTTTAAAATCGCTCCTTCCTCTGAAGTTGGATTTTGCATGTACTGGGCTGACCAATTTCTAATTGATATTGACGCTTTAACTTTTTCTAGTTCTTCTAGGTTCCAATATTCAGGCCACACGGGTTGTACGTTTTCATCTTCTCCTATTAAAGCAGGAAAAGAAATTGTTTCCCATTGATCTGACTTAGGTTCATTTTGTGATTTAATTAATCTACCGGTCAAATCATCTTGAGCCCATCTAGTCATTACAAGTACGATTGAGCCTCCAGGTTGTAAACGTTGTCTTGGTCCCGATAAGTACCAATCAAAAGTTCTTTCCATTGCACTATCGGACATTGAATCTTGTTCCGTGTGTGGATCATCGATAATAAGTAAGTCCGCCCCTCGTCCTGTGATAGAACCGCCAACACCCGCTGCAAAGTATTCCCCACCTTGATTGGTCTCCCAACGTCCTTTTGCCTTACTATCTTCTCTTAGTCTAACATCTCCAAAAATCTGTTTATACTCTGGACTGTCAATTAAGTTTCTTACTTTAGCACCGAACCTTCCAGAAAGTTCTGCGTTGTGAGATACTTGCATAATTTTCATTTTAGGATTCTTTCCAATCATCCAAGCAGGAAAGTATATAGATGCAAATTCTGATTTAGTATGTCTAGGAGGCATATTTACTATGAGCCTTCCTTTTTTATTTTTAGATATCTTTGTAAACTCGTGTGCTATATGTTGATGGTGTCCCCACTTATCTGGATCCTTATCAGTTCTACAAATAAAATCTGGCCAAACATTCTTTACAAAATACAAGAAGTTGTCTTGACATAATTTTATATGTCTTAACCATACTTTTTCGAGCCTCTCTCGTAATTGATCGGTGGTCAATAATTCTGTATCAGTCATCTTAATTTACTATACCCTTGGGTCCCCTTAAAATCTACCCCCTAATTCTACAAGACCATACTACTTCTATCTGTCATATCAAGTAAAGGTAAAGTTAGTAAACTATAGTATAAAAATCCTAAAAAAATAGAAATAAAAAAATTTCTATTTTTGGATTTTGGTTGGTACCTCTATGAAGGGGGGAGCCACACGGCTACAATGTAGCCGTGTGTTATTAGTGATTAGCTTTTTATTTCCTCGTTAATATATTCATCAATCTTTTTATATGCGAAATATTCAACGTCTATTAGTTTTAATTTATTAGAGATTGTAAACGTGTGAATTGTTTTACCCTTCTCTAATTCAAGTTGCCAGTCTCGTGCTTCATTCTTTAATGGTTTACAATTAATAAACCACGTTCGATAAGATAGTCTAGTCATCTTATGCCCTCGCTATAGTTCGAATTGATAAAAGAATTCCACCCGTGGACAAGATAAACCCTGTCCACGCAT